CGGCGACATGGATCCAGTTTGGAAAGCGGCTGCATTTACTTTCCTTCACTCTGAGCCAATGAGCACGATCCGAGGGGTTGTCAATGACCGCGACACGTTCATTAACGCCGTCGATTCTTGGATCGAAAAGAACATGAAGCACCACCACGAGACTTCTGATATGTCGGAGGAGATGGGCAAGGCGTTTGATCTTTACAATTCCGCTTCTCCAGCATCTCAGCCAGGTGAAGGCTCGGGATCGGGAAACTAAATAGCCCCAACTGGCTCGCGATCTACGCCTACAGGCTAGTCAAGATCACGGGTTGGGGCTTTCAAGAGATCATGGAAGAACTGCCATTCGCGGCAGGGCTGCAACTCTTGCACGCAGACGACTATGTTAATGGGCGGCATTCCGCATGGGCAAACAACAGCGCCAGCGTCAATGTTGACGCTCTCGCCACGATAGAAGACACCCTTGCAAAATATGGCAAAATTCAAATTCGAGAGCTTGAAGTTTGAGCAGATCATGAAGGACTACGCAGAGATACGCGCAGTCACGATCCCGGACGCCGTTATGTTGAACGCTCGCCTTCTTTGCGTAGAGCTGGCGAGGCGGACGCAGCCGTTTGGGAATGACGAAACTGCCGGAACAACTCGCGTCAAAAACGACATCGGAAAAATTATCAAACCGCCAGTTCAGTTATTGGCGATGGCAAACAAGGTTGAAAATAAGAAAATTGCACAACGATTGAAGTCGCTGATAATGAGTCAGAGATATGATATTGTTGAGACTATCTTTCGAAACCTTGGCTTTTTAAATAAGTGGACGGGGCTTGAGTTTTTGGACAGCAAGGGCGCGATAAAGACGCACCACCAAGACGCTCGCGTTAAGCCGACCGGAAGAACAAAGACAAGGGGAAGTAAGTTGTTTATTTCAAGCGGAAGTGAACTCAATACATATATCACGGAAATACAAAAGCGCGTCGGTATTTCAAAGGGCGGATGGGCGGAATGCGCAAGCCAACTCAAGAAGGTGAATAAGGGCGGACTTCTCACAGGGTTTCCGTCATGGGTTAAAAAAGCCACAAGAAGCGGATCTGGATCAGTTCAAGACTTAACATCCAACATCAAAAGCCCGAAGGTGACTCTTACAAATAACGTGCCGTGGGTATCTCAGATTCTTCCAGCAAGTGAGCAACTCAACGCGCTTTCAGTCGTCGCAACAAAGATGCGAAACCAAATGAACATGATTCTAAAAAAGAGACAAAAAACCCTTACAGTAACATAACGATATGGCCGACGTAACAGTAGAATTTGGAGCAACAGATACAGGACTTGAGAAGACACTTAAGGCCGTTCAGGGGGAATTGAATGGTCTGAAAGACAAGGTCAAAGGCGGCGAGCTATCCATGACCGAACTCGAAAGCACGATGAAGCGCATCGGCCAAGTGACGTCAATGGAGAAAAACATCAAGGCCATCGGAGATCAATCCAAAGGCACGGCAGACCAAGTCAAAACTCTCGGAACAACGGCGGAAGATACAGGCAAAAAAGCGGAGATCGGCTTCGGAAAAATAGCAGTTGGCGCAACACTCGCGGGAGCCGCTGCAAAACTAGGTTCGATGGCGATTGATGCGGCATTTTCGGCTGCGACAAAGACCATTGCAAGCTTCGGGGATGCTCTGAATATGGGCGGCAGGCTGAATGATCTAGCCGACCGCACGGGCATTGCCGTTGATAAGGTATTGCTATTGGAACGAGCATTCCAAAATGCTGGAGTCGGAGCGGATGCTCTTGGCCCTATCATCAACAAAATGCAAAAGGCGCTCGTTGACGCAGAAGACGGCACAAGTAAGGCCGCTTATGCCTTCGCCGACCTAGGTCTTTCACTTTCTCAACTCCGTGGGCTTTCGCCAGAAGAACAACTGAAAGCAATAGGTAAGGCTATTGCAGGTATCCCTGACCCTGCACAGCGGGCCACAACGGCGATGGAGATTTTCGGCAAGAGCGGCGGTGCACTCAACCAAGTGTTCGCCAATTTCGACGACGAGATCGAGACGGCAAAACTGCAACTCGGCTCGTTGCCCGCCATAATGAAGGCGGGATCGTCGCAGTTCGACCGCATCAGCGACAACCTTGTTGTCGTGGGTGGTAAATTTATTGAACTCGCAGCGGGCTTGATCGACAAAGTCAAACCGGCACTCGACGCCGTCACCACGGCGCTCTCGATGTTCGACGCCTCAAAGGCAGGGCAGGAGATCGGCGCGTTTTTCGTAGGCGCAGGCAACGGCATGAAGCTATTCCAAAGCGCAGTAGATTCGTTTAAAACTGGCAACTTTACAGACGGATTCAAGCTCGCTTGGCAGGCGATTGTTCAGCAGGCAAAGGACACGGCAAATAGTATCTATACGAATATCGTTGCGGCTTTCAAGACCGTTGGCGATTTCATAAAAGATCAGTTTGTATCAAGCGGCCCGCTAGTAATGGCAATTACATCGGCGTTCGATTACGTTAGTGGATACATTAAAAAAGTGGTATCTGGATCGCTTGCCGATACGTTTATAGCTCTAGGGCCAGCATTTAGTCGAATTGCTGACGGATTAAAACAAAGCGCAGAAGCCGGATCTAAGTCTGCAGAATTAGCATTGCAGCGAATCCCCGTTGCTGTCGAACTTGCGGCAGATAAGGCCAGCAAATCAATGGGTGACATTCCAGCGAATTTCAAAAAGAACATGGCGGACGTTCCGCCGTTGTTCGACAAGGTTACCGAAAAACAAAAAGAAGTTGTAAAGGGAACTGATGCCATCATTTCTGCCGATGAGGCATGGGAGGCGCAAACGATGGATCGCATCAACAAGGATGTTGCCGCTTCGCAAAAGGCTTTTAAAGAAAAAAGGGATAGCCAACAGACACTGGCAAAAGATCAAACCGCCGAAGACGAACGTGCTCTCAACGCCGAAATAGCTCGACAGAAAAAGCTCAAAGAATCCGCTGACATTAAACGCGCCGAGATTGCTCTTCAAATTGATATAAATAACGCCCTCGCCGCAGGGAATACAAAATTAGCCGATTCGCTTACCAACGCAAAAAAGCTACAAGATACGATTCAAGATTTAATCAAAAGCGGGATGGGTGCTTCAGAAGCTACAAAACTCGCAAATGAAATGGCCCGCGCCGCACGCGATGCCGACCGCGTCAAGAACTCTCTTGCCACAAAGATCGGATCAGAAATAAAATCCAAGCAAGTGTCTGAAGCAGTTGACCCAAGCGGGAAGCTCCAGAAGAAAGCGAAAGAACAGATCGCAGCGGGTCAATTTAAAGCGGCAGAGGCGACAGGGCGACAGATAGCGGAGCGAGAACTTGAGGCTTCCGTGACTGGAGTTGGAGCGGGGCGCGATATGCGAAATGCGGCGGATATGCTGAGCGATTATTACGGCAATACGGCTCCAGCCATGTTAAACAAACAAGAACGCCTAGAGCTCACTCGACTTGCTCGCGAAGAGGGAGTTTTTAAAGACTTCTCAAAAATGACAGACTCGACAAAAAAGGGGCTGGATAGATTTGCCGACCTTGGCGCAGAGACCACCAAAAAAATGGGAGAGACGACAAAAGCCGTGAAAAACGGAGTAACCCCACCAACTGGAACACCTGGGGGCGGGTCAGCAAAAACTCCCAAAGACACGCTTGACTCAATGGTTAAATCCATCCTTGATCTTATTCAAAAAATCGAACCGAAACTACCAACCGCAGCATTAATTGCTTAAAAAATGAGCTATATTTACCACGGAAAAACAGACTGGATCAAGCAACCGAATCGCGTTGTTGAGACATTCCGAAGCGGACTCTGCATGATACAACAGCAATACATCCGTCGAGCCGATGATCGAATTGATTACTTTGCTTTTAGAGAGGGTGATGCGATTCCGACGGATGATTCTGCTCCGTGCATCGACGGGGCATACATTTTCCCCGCGCCGAGCTACCAAGACATGGGAAATGGGTTCATTAGTTGCACCGTGACCGCTTACGGTAGAGTCAATACGACTGGCGTTGTGGACTTAAATAAACGCCTTGGCCCTTATTTAGTAAGAATTTTTAATGTTAATACTGGAGCTCTTTTTGAGTCGTATAATAATACGAGATTTTTTGATGTGGCAACATATCGTTTTGCCGCAAGAAAAAGTGAATTTGTCACTGCTCCAGACACGCCACAATTATATATCTACGATGAAGACGGAACACGCCTCGCAATCGGTGTCAATTATTTAACTTTTGGCTATTTTGAAAGACAATTATATCGGCGAACAGAATCCTATGAAAGCACAAGTTACGGAGAATTTTTAGAGGTCATCATATCTGTTACGGCCGCTGGGTTTGAACAGACAACCATCGGACTATAATAATGGCAAAAAATGATGTCCCTAATATATTCAGCCAGCTTGTTAAGTCTGCGAGCAAGTCGGCAGCAGGCGGATATCCATACCAAATTAAGGCGGCTGACCTCGATAAGAATTTCGTTTACGCAACGCTTGAGATCGATTCAACTTTAGTCGAAGAGACATCGGGCCAAGAGGGATTTACAAAACGCAAGCTCAAGATTCCGCCTGTTCCTAATAGCGGAACCCATGTTCTAGGAGCCGTGTCGGGCGGGCTATCGTGGATCGCAACCGAGGAATGCTAATATGATCCTAGGCCGCACACCAGCCGGAGCGATCAAGATCAAAATTGACGGCGGCCTTCGCGCTGTTAATTGCGCGTGTTGCTGTGATCTGACGTGTAACTGTAGTCCTTTTTGCGGATTTACCCAAATCCAAGTGCAGGACGGAGAGATTTTAGAGGGGTGCAACGATGGTGGAATTTTTTGCGATTTATTCTCATGGAACAAGGTCGGATATGGTTCCGTCAATTTGGACACCAGCAATATGATTGCAACTTGCAGTATTTCTGGATTTGGTTTTGGCTTATTATTTGGAACGACATCACCGTATGGAACCTACTCAAACGGAGTTACAATCGTTGCAGTCTAAGTTAAATCCAGAAATGCTTGAAAGATTGATGAAATCTTTAAAGCGTTTTGCTAAGGCAGGAATGCCGAGCGTATCGCCCGAAGCACTCGCCAGCCGCGAAGCCACCTGCCGAGCGTGTCCCGAATGGGACGCGCAGGCACTCAACGCCACGGGCCGTTGTCGCAAGTGCGGATGCTCGACTTGGGCGAAGCTCCGCATGGCAACCGAGCGTTGCCCAATAGGCAAGTGGGAAGCTGTTGACAAAACACCCGAATAAATGGCACGAGATCTTTTTATTGACACAACCAACCGCAGGCTGGCGACGAGCTTGACGAGTCTTGCACCGGCTGCAACTCCGCGCTTCGTGAAGGGCGACAACAGCGCGATCAACCTGTATTTTCTGGAAGCAACAGGCAATATATCCGCTCCTTTTAATATCGTAGATTATACCGGAACGGATGTAAAATTTGGCGTAGGAAGCCGCACAGGAACGCCAGTCGGAGGCGCATTCACGCTCTCCTTCGGCGGCCAGACCAGCGGCGCGATAGCATACAGCGCGACCGCAGGCGCGATCTCGTCCGCGCTCAACTCGCTCTCAACGATAACCGCAGCAGGCAAAGTCAGTGTGGACGGCACGATGGCAACCAATTTCGTTGTATCGTTCAACTCGGCAGGCACGCAGGGCGCTATAACCGGCAACTTTTCCCGTCTCATTCCAACCACAACCGCGATCATCGACGAGCGGCTTGTCGGAGACGCTACAACTGCCGAAATTCAAGAGCTTCAGCTTCGTCTCGCTCCCGCAGTCTACGAACCGACATGGACTGACCTGGGCACAGCCTTGACCGTCAGCGTTGTGACTCTGATAACCGGTTCGACTCTGCAAAACGAAGTTCAGCGCATATCATTTTCTCGCCCCCCATATCTGGGAGGTTTTCGCGTAACGGTTCCGACCTACAACGTGGACATCGCCAGCACGGTCACGGATGGCGTATTTATTTCGGCAACGAACCACGGCCTGAGGCTCGCGCAACCTGTTGTTCTAACAGGCTTCACCGCGTTAACCGGGTATACGGCAGGGCTTCAATATTTCGTCCGCTCGATCCCACAACCGACCGAGTTTTTGCTAGGCGTAACAGCGGGGGCCGTCGCAATCACGACCGGCACAGGCACGGTGACGACAGGAAGCGTAGCCACAACCGTGCTTCGCCAGACCCAATCGCTTAACTCAAGCGCGACAGCAGAGCAGTTGCAAACGGTTTTGCAAAACCTCGACTCCATCGGCGCAGGAAACGTAACAGTCGCAGGGGTTCAGAATAGTTACTTCGACATCAGTTTCGGAGGCGATAAGAGTGCCACCGACTTGCCAACATTGCAAGTGCAAAGCGGATTGAGTGCGGCCCCAGCAAAAACCGCCGCCGTGGATTTTAATACGTTCGGCGTCCGCGATCTGTTGCTAAACTCAACTTCGGTCACGACTGATATCGAGATCGAACTGACTACCGGCGGCGAGCGGAGCACGATAATTCTTCAGCCATGCACACTCACGGAAGAACTCATCAGCCAAGGTGGTCTGAGCTAATGGACAGCCACACTTTCCATACGTTCGTCGGGACGTCCGCACCCGCAACGGCTGTGCTGATCTCGTTCTCGGAAGTCGAGGCATGGCTTCGCGTCCTCTCTCTCGTCCTTGGAATTTGCATTGGCGCGGTATCGCTGTATAAAATGTTGAAAGCAAAAAAACCATGAAGACATTACTCGCAAAATTGAAAGAACCCTCAACAATTCGCGGCCTCGCCATCATCGGCGGCGTTGCCGGTTTGAGCATGGAACCAGCAAAATGGGACGCAA